TTTGTCTTAAACCCAATGTAATAGCCTTACGTATGATTTCTGGTACTACCCATCTCATATTGGGGTCTGCCCCAGCCATAGAGAAGATGTTAGACATGGTATCAATCTTGGTATTTACACCAATTTTCTTGAATACATCATCTTCTGAGAGACCATATTTATCCTGAGTGTAATCACCAAAAGATACCTCTACTGGCTTCTTGTTATCAGCTCCTGATCTAAGAATATCTAGCTCCCTTACGGAAGCCTCTAGTTCGCCCAAGATCTGACCCTTGGTAAAGTTTTCTGCCATTGTATTTGTTTATTTTTTAATTAATCTAGTACTAAAACTTGGATAAGGTCACCTTCAGCAGCTGCTGTGGTAAGATTAAGGAATTTTGCTGAAGCCTCTGGTGATGCAACTGGTGCAAAGATAGCTCTTCCATCACTATCTACTCCACCTGTAGGAGCTACAGCCCCAGTAGTAGAAATAGCAGCAGAAGCTGATCCATAAAGAATCATAAAGCCCCTCATGGCTACGGTAACTTCAAGAGCAATATTGTTATCTACACCATAGCATGGATTAGAAGTGTTTGTCTCAGCTATACCAAGATACTTATAAGCTGGAGTAGCTGTAGCCATGGGCTTAATTGTACCATCAGTTTCCAGATAAACTGGTTGACCAACTTCTATGGTATCAACGGTACCAGAAGTAACATGAGGCTGGAAAGCCTGTCTAAGTTTTTGTGACTCTGATTTGTATATGCAAACCTTAGGAGTCTTTGAACCAAAGATTGTAAATGCCATTGTATTTGATTATTTTAGTTTTGAATTTCTTAGGTTTTCCATGGTATAGCTGGATCTAGTGTCATTCTCCTCTAAGGATTTAGCCGATACTTGTCTAGATACCTCCTTGGATCCACATTCTTGGCAATGTAGAGGAAACTTCTCTTCTAGTTGTTTGTTATAACCATCAGCTAGAGCTTTTACACCTTGGTAATCAGCCAAAGATATTACATTCTTTATGGGAGTTAAAGTAGAATCTTCCTCAGATTCTATGCCCATGAGTTTTTTGTATGATTCTATGGCCGTATTTCTAGCTTCACTTAGAACAGAAGTACCCAAATCAAACATATTTTTCTGGTTTGATAGGGTCTGGTTTAGGGAAGCTATTGTGCTTTCTAAGTTTGATTTCTCTTCCTGTAATGAAGATACATTGCTTTTAAGTCCTGGAATCTCTTTTAGAGCTGAAATAATAGCTTCAGCAGACATATCCTGACCTTCAGCTAGAGATATATAACCTCCAGCATTTACTGATTGAATAAATTCTTCTAATGTCATATCATTTGAATTATTGTTATTGTCCTTTGATTTATTATCAATGGTATTGACATTTACAGGATCCATAAGCTTATTCTCCAGGGTATCCTCATTACCCAAGATATGATCCTTCCAAGAGTAAAAGAAATAGGCTTCTGGGGGTTCAGTATGATCTGAGAAACTGCTCATATATTTTTTAGCATATCCCGGATCATTGATACCACCATTTCCATTTATCAATTGAGCCCAGGGATCTGCTCCTCTGGATACTAGAGAAGTCTCCATATATCCCTTTACCTCAGTTACTACTCGGCATACCAGTTTTTTATCTTTACCCTTTTTACCAAACTGGCTCCAGAATTCATCATCTGATAAATCCGGATGAGACTTCTCCCAAGCAAATCTTACTGTTACTGAGTTTGAATGTACTGAGGGTGGATTCATCATAATTCCCCTAGCTATACGGGGATTTGACTTGGCATCTAGTTTGAATACTCCGTTTATACCAGCGGGTACTGTGATACCATTTTGTACAAATGAATCCTGCCATACCACTGATTTTACTGAGCCAATAGCATTTCCAATGTTAGTTTCATGGTCGCAGTTAACGGTTTGTCCCACTAGCATATTCATGGAGGCTTTTAAAACTCCATTTCTTGAAAAATCTGTAGGACAGTAACTCATGCTTACAACTTCTTCAGATAGAAGCCTAAACATTGGCTCTATGAATTCTTCATCTCTGGGAACTATCTCTTCAGAGTTTTGAATTTCTGGGTAATAGGTATTATAATCTATATCTCCACCAAATAACCCAAACTGCTGTATGGAATTTTCACCATTGGTAAATTTACTTGGTATAACTTTGTTTGAAAAAGAGTCTAAGTATTCTTTCTTTGGGCTATAGGGGGTAATCATTGAGTTAGATCCCCCCAGAGTCATTGAATCTACATAAATTTTAGGCATATGCTTGATGGTTTTTTAGTTATCTTTCCTTTGTTTGTGAATCTCTCCTAGCTGGAGAAGGATTAGATTTATCTCTTCCTCTACGATCCGATTTATCCTTATCAGCTTCTCTCTTGGTCTTCTTAGTTCCATCGGAAGTTCCAGTGTCTATCTTTTGACCTTTACCAAGAAGATCCTCTAGACTTAGTCTAGGTTCATCCTTATCAGGTGAAGTATAGCCCATCTCAAAAGCAAATTGCTCCAGAGATATGATACCATAAGTGTATAGTTTTATTAGATTGTTTACTTTATATTCCCGACCCTGTTGAACCTTTATTTCATCAGTAACCGTGGACGTTGTAAATTCAACCTTTATACCCTTATTGTTATACCCAGCTAGCCTCAGTTCTAATGAGTATATGAATTTTAAAGCATAACTAGCAAGGGATTGAATATTATATAACTGACTGATAAGCTTAGATAGCATAACTCCTTGGGCTTCACCTGAATTAGCTCCAGGAAGACCTATAATACCACCATTTACTCCCAGTCCATTAGCCACTGATTGCTGGTTCAAGGAATAGATAGAGTCTACTCCACTCATGTTCTGGGTAGTGGAATTAAGGTTAAATTCATGTTCATCTTTATAGCCAACTACCAGACCATCCTTCATTCCCTGGCTTAAGTTTTTCTTGGTCTTTACTAGGTACTGTTCTAGCCTTGCCAAATAACTCCGATTAGATTCAGATGGTAATTGGTCTGGTTTTTGTACTAGAGCTTCCATAAATCCCATTATACCCAGAGTTTCCATCAGATTCTTTATGTTAGTTTTCATATCTGATTGGGTTCTTAAGCTATCTAGTGAGCTTAAGAAGGGAGGTATTCCATAAGGCTCATCTGTGTCATTGTACTGGGCAATGTACCTATAAGACTCTAAGTTAAGCCTTATGTATTCGGGTTTTGATTCTTTTGTATTGGGTATGCTATGCTTATTAACTTGATAAGGATGATAAACCCCATTGGTTTCTCTGAAGAACTTTATATCCTCAGGGTTAAGGAATACTATAGTGGAAAGACCATCTAATTTATCATTTGGCACACATTCAAAACTCATAGCTCCACCTATTAGGCATTGAACTATGAGTTTATTTACTAAGCCATCCACTCCATTTGTATAATTCAACCACTTATCTGAAACTTCTAGTAAGTGTTTTCTCATAGTAGCTTCTTCCTGGGATGAATTGTAGGGGAATGAAATCTTGTGAGTGGTATTAGCCAATTTAAACATGTCTAGTACAGCTATAGACATGTCTGGATTAACTTTAAACAAGTCCCTTATTAGAGGGACTAGCTCGCTCCTAAATGAGGGATTAGCCACAGTTTTAGTCTTACCTCCTAAGAAGGTTAAAAGATCAGAAGAATCATTTGATACTGATACTCTACCAGGTGTTAGACTTCCAGATTTTTTGGTGGTAGTAACATCCGCTGATATAGTATTCCCTTTGGGTTTTTTGAATAGTGAAAAAATATCCATGATTATACTGGTGTTGTTGTTAAATTTAGTTTAGATACCTTCCTAATGTGATTGGTTATGGCCTTAGCCATTATGGAGTCATCAGAATAAGTGGTATCATCTAGAAGATCTTCCTCCTTGGCATTACCTTTACCCATGGCTACTGGTCTACCAGAGGCATCATAAATGAATGTGAAGGCCTCATTACAGAAGAAGGGGTCCTTGATTATGATATTGTTTTCCCGTATATCTTTCTCTAATCCCTCTATGATTACAGGCCTATTCTTTGAAGAAGTTAACCATCCAGGGAATTCTTCTACTCTAGGGTTCCGTTCTCCCTTTCTTTTTAGAAGTTTCTGAGAGTAGTATAGATTTGGGTAGCCCTCATCCTGTAGACCAAGTGTAACAGCCATACCAATATCATTGGTTTCTGGGGCTAATTTTGCCCAGTTGTACAGCCTTCCTGTATCACCAAGAAGTCTCGTGAACTTATTAAGTGGTATTCTACCTTTGAATACTGCAAACTCCTCACCAGATTTATCCATAACGGTGAATGCCGAATAGTCATTTGATCTACCAGTTGAACAGTCAGCTCCCAAGTAAAATGTATCAGATTCTGGTTTATCTTCTGGCAATAAAAATCTCCTGAATTGCCCATTCAGGAGTGATACTTGGTGATAATCATTAAGGCTTGATTCTATCTCCCGAATATCAGAAAGGTCAAATACTGGATTACCAGAACCAAGAAAGTCACCCTCTATCTCCTGAGCAGTTCTTCTTGGACCCAAAGTAGAAGCCATAATGTCATACCAGCTTTGATCTCTTTCAGGGTGCATGGTCCATCTTAGCCTTATGGGATTTATTGGAGATG